AAGACAAGACTTCGTTCCGTTCGGAAAAATATTTCTTTGATGCTGGACGATATACAAGACAGAATCAAGCCGCTTGAAAGTGATAATCCTTACTTGCCCCCAAGGTGCATTGACTTATTCGGCATTGACGACAAAGTGTGAACGATGCAAAGGTGATATTGAGTGACAACTAAAAAGAAAGCAAAGTCAAGCAAGGCTTCGATCAAGGTCAAGAAGGTTGAAGACTTAACGCCTATGATGCAAGCGTTTGTTCGGGAAGTTCCGAAAGACTTCAATTTGACGAAGGCGGCGGAACGTGCAGGCTATGCTAAAAGAAGCGCACGACAACAAGGTCAACGACTAATGACAATTGATGTCATACAGGCGGAAGTCACAAAGCAAGTCGAACGACGCAACCGGCAGATCGAAAAGAAGACCGACGTCAGCGCGACATGGGTCATTGAAAAACTTGTCAAGACGGTTGAACGGTGCATGCAAATATTGCCCGTCATGGAAAAGGACGAAGACGGCAACCTGAAAGAATCGGGCGAATTCACCTTTGCCTTTCAAGGGTCGAATCCCGCCTTGAAGATGATCGGCGACTATTTGGGAATGTGGAAATCGACATTCAAAACATTCACGATGTTCCGACGGACGTCTTAATTGCGATATTGCAAAAGATGAACGATTCGGGACTGAAAGAAATCACGTTGAACCAGGAAGGGAAGATCATTGAATGAGTATTGAATTATTAAACATGGATTGCATGGAATACATGGCAACACAGCCTGATAATGCTTTTGATTTAATTATAGTCGATCCGCCATATTTTGAAGTTAAGGGCGAATTTGATTTTGTATGGTCAAGTTTTGATGATTATCTAAAAGACGTTGAATTGTGGGCGAAAGAACTTGCAAGGATATTGAAAGATAATGGTTCTCTTTTTTGGTGGGGTCATGCGAAAAAGATTGCGTATTCTCAAATCATTTTAGACAAATACTTAAACTTAGAAAATAATATGATTTGGGAAAAGAAAGATTCAATGCAATTTCAATATTATTCGCCAGATTTGGCGCGAAGCTTTAACACACACAACGAAAGAGTTCTTTATTATTCAAAAGAAATAGAGCGAACAGGTCTTGAAGAAATCAACAATGATTTAAAATTGTATAAGCCTATTCGGGATTATTTCAAAGAAGAAAGAAAGAAGACAGATTTGTCTTACAAGGAAATCAATGAAAAATGTTTTAAATGTGCGTCAAATGGTGGTGGGTTAGCTTCGGGCATTTTAACTTCATATAAGATTGGGTGGATATTTCCAACAAAAGAAAGATATGAATCACTTCAAAAAATAGGTATATGCCCAAAGCCATATGAAGACCTTCGCAAAGAATATGAAGACCTTCGCCGTCCCTTTAATAACGGTTTAAAATTGACAGACGTTTTGACATTTAGCCAAGAATCACAGGTAACGCGAAAGCATAAACACCCAACACAAAAAGCCCCAACATTGACGCGGGCGCTTGTTAGCATTACCGCAAAGAAAGGTGGTAAGGCTTTTATCCCTTTCATGGGAAGCGGAACGGAAGCGATTGAATGTTATAATTTTGGAATGAAAGTGACAGCAACCGAAACCAATGAAGACTATTTCAAAGCCGCAAAGGAACGGTTTGATCGTGAAACACGACAAATCGCAATGTTTTAACATGAATCAAACCGTCAACGTCGAAGACTTCAATCGAGTCGTTCAAGAAGAACTTCTTCTTCGTGACGCAATGCGCGGCAACCTTTCACCGTTCATCAAGAAGACATTCGAAACGGTTGATCCAGGCGCGACATATCAACACAATTGGCATATTGACGTTATTGCGGAATTCCTTGAAGCATGTCACCGGCGGGAAATAAAGCGGGGGATTATTAATATTCCGCCTGGGTATTTAAAGTCAATCAGCGTCAACGTCGCCCTTCCCGCGTGGGCGTTGGGTCAAGACCCTTCAGAACGAATCGTTTCCAGTTCATACAGCGAAGCGTTGTCGATGAAGCATTCCGTCGATTGTCGTCTTGTCATTCAATCGAATTGGTTCAAGAACACCTTTCCCGACGTCGTCTTGTCCGACGATCAGAACACAAAACAAAAGTTCCAGACAACGGCAAGGGGTCAAAGATATGCGGTTTCGGTCGGCGGTACGGTGACGGGTGACGGCGGAAACATCTTGATCGTTGATGATCCGATCAATCCGAAGAACGCAATGTCCGAAACAGAACGGAAGAACGCGAACGATTGGTTCGATCAGACATTCTACACACGACTAAGGGACAAGAAAAACGGCGTGATCCTTGTCATTATGCAAAGACTTCACGTTGACGACTTGACGGGTCACTTGTTGAAGAAGGGCGGTTGGGAACTGTTAAGAATTCCCGTGGAAGCCGAAGAAGATGAAACATGGGAAGTCAAGGGCGGGATTCACGTCCGGAAGAAAGGCGAACTTCTTCACCCTGAACGCGAAGACGTCAAAGAGATTAAAGCGGCAAAAAGGGAACTTGGTTCATACGGTTACGCGGGACAATACCAACAACGCCCCGCCCCGCTTGAAGGCGGAATGGTCGATTCGTCGTGGTTCAACCGTTATGGTGCTATTCCTGAAAGGGAAAACGTGATTCGTGTTATTCAGTCATGGGACACGGCGCAAAAGGCAAAAGAAGTCAACGATCCTTGGGGCGGGACGACTTGGTTCGAAACGACAAAGGGTTTCTATCTTGTCGACGTTATAAGCAAACGAATGACATATCCCGACGGCAAACGAACGGTGACGGGTTGGTTCGACAAGTGGCAACCGGACGTCTTGTTGATCGAAGACAAGTCAAGCGGCGAATCATTGATTCAAGACTTGAACGCCGAAGAAGGCAAGCATTATCCCGTCATTGCAATTCAACCTTGCGGGGATAAAGTGACACGCTTGTCGACGTGTTCACCGACGATCGAAGCGGGGAATTGTTGGTTGCCGAATTCAAACTTGCGGTTGCCGTGGGTTGTTGATTACGAATCGGAAATCACAACATTTCCGAATAGCGCGGACAAGGGTCAAGTCGATTCAACAAGTCAATTCCTGAATTGGGCGAAAAGACCTTTGATTCCCGAACTTGATGTTTTATAATTACAGGGGGAAAGATGAAATTTTTATTGATCTTGATATGCTTGACAGGGTGCGCGCCGTCCTTGACGTTGGACGAACGGTTCGAAGATTGTCGGAAGGTGGGCGGGGTCTTTTCATGGGAATATTCGGAAGCAAAGGGCGATCACGTCGTGACGTGTGAAAGGGATTAATTCGGGAGGTAAAGGGAATGGTAGCAAAAAGTCAGTTAATAAAAGACAAGAAGGATATTCAAGGCGAAATCAGTGAGCTTCAAATAACATTGGAATATTCAATCAAATTGCTTGAAGACTACCAGGGCGATTTGAAAAATGAACTTAAAGACATAACAAAAACAATAAAGACTTCAAAAAATAAGTTGAAAAAAATTACAGAGCGAACGAAAAAATGACTTGCCCGGAACATCACATCGACGTCGAACAATGCAATTGTGCAACCGCCGACGCCTTGCTTGAATATGTGGGCAAGCAGATCGACAACGGCAAGACGGAAGCGGAAGCCGACGCAATGGCATTGAAGATGTATGAAGACAGCTTGATCGGGCAATTCAGCCTTGAACTTTAACGAAAGGGGAAGACATGCAAATCGCAAAACATGGGGTTCGATGGATCACGGACGGAAAAGACGCACAATGTCCCGAATGTAATTCAAGCAACGTCGAAAAGACAATTCGACGCGAAAAAGGAACGACAGCGCATTCGCAAGACATAGTCCCGATATTTTATTCGTTGAATTGCACTTGCAAACATTGTCTTTGTGAATTCTATTTTTCAAAGCAAGAAACACCTTGACAAAACACTTCGTTTTTGATATATACATGCTTTATGACTAAGCGAATTTATCAAAACGGTTTCATCATGTAAGCCCCGCACGTTTTCAGCGTGACGGGGTTTTATTTTTCTTTTCTTCAAGGTGCGGTCTTGAAACATTGGGGGCGCATGAATCTTTTCGGTTTAACAATCACACGAAACAAATCAATGGAAATGAAGGCGTCCGAAATCGGGAACATGCTTTCGCTTTTCTCATTGGGTCAAGCACAATGGACGCCGAATGACTACGCGGCCTTCGCGAAAGAAGGCTATCAAAAGAACGTCGCCGTCTTCGGATCGGTTCGTGAAATCACTTCGGGCGCGAAGTCGCTTGATTGGCAATTGTTCCGGAAGCGTGGCGGCAAGAAGACCGAAATCAAGGAACATGAAATCCTTGATCTAATCACACGCCCGAATCCGCAACAAGGCGGCGCGTCATTCATTGAAAATTCTTTCGGCTTTTTTCTTCTAAGTGGCAACGGTTACATTGAAGCAATCACGAATTCGCGTGGTCGTGTTCTTGAACTATACACACACCGCCCCGATCGAATTCGTGTCATTCCTGGGAAATTCGGTTTTCCCGCCGCGTATGAATACGAAGTCAACGGACAGAAACACAAATGGGAAGTTGATCCGATCACCGGCAAATCAGACCTTCTTCAATGGAAATCCTTTCACCCGACAAATGATTGGTATGGAATGTCGGCAATCGAAGCCGCGGCATTCAGTATTGACACACACAACGAAGCGGGGGAATGGAACAAAGCCCTTCTTGATAATAGCGCGCGCCCGTCGGGTGCTTTGTTGTATGAAGGCGGGAATTTAACACCGGATCAACGACGGGATTTGAAGTCAGAAATCGAAGATAAATATTCAGGCGCAAAGAACGCCGGTCGTCCCTTGCTTCTTCAAGGCGGTTTGAAGTGGCAAGACATGGGTCTTTCACCAAAAGACATGGAACACATTGAAGGAAAGAACATGACGGCAAGGGAAATCGCCCTTGCGTTCGGCATTCCGCCGCAAATCTTGGGAATCCCAGGCGACAACACATATTCGAACCAAAAAGAAGCCCGTCTTGCTATGTGGGAAAATACAATCATGCCACACGCCGACGCGTATCGTGACGAATTGAACAATTGGCTTTTGCCGCGTTATGGTCAAGAGCTTTTCC